CCGGATGTGTTCATCCAGCTTCTTTTGAGTTTCCTGCTGCTTCTCCAACACCTCGGCGTTAAGAGCGTGCCCGATCCATTTGACAATGGCCGACCACGGATTCAGTTTGATGGGGGCGATCTGGACCAGCGTAAGGAGGACTATCAGCGTCCCGCCCCCCGCCGTCAGTATTTCTTGGATACTCATTGTGTCCTCCTGCACAAAAAAGGCAGCCACACCCCGGCGGGTGAAGCTGCCTTTTGATTTTATTCTGCTGCATCCAGCATATCTTGTGAGTGGCGAACCAGAACGTAGTCCTCCAGAATCTGATTTCGCAGGGCATCGTTGTTGCAGCCCTGCATCAAGCCCAGATAGCTCTGAATCACGCTCAGGGCGTACTCAAGGGGAACCTCGCCGCGGGCGTAGGCCTCTCTGACATACCGAAGATGCTTCTTCATGCCGAGAGAAGTCTGCCGCCGCAGTTCAATTTTTTCAGGGGAAATCTTGCGGCCGACGAACTCGACCGCATGGCCGAGAGGAATAACGGCAGTTTTATTGTTGAGCTGCAAGCCGAGATTTTCACGGAGATATCCGTCAATCTCTTCCACTGCCTCCCAAGCTGCCTTTTTTCCATCGACCAGCAGAAGCATATCATCCATAAACCGAGCATAGTACGGAACGTGCATTGTGCGCTTGATGTAGTGATCCAGAGGCGTGAGAACAACATTTCCAGTCATCTGGCTTATGATTGACCCACACTGCATCCCAACACCGGATATGCGTTCAGCCGTGGTTACGTCGGTGCAGTCAACAGGAAGCCCCAACGGACGACCATCCGCCCGGACGGCCGTTTCGAGAAACCACACCATATCTGGGTCGTCCAGCGGGCGAGTAAGTTCTCGCAGCTGAACATCAACAGGAATCCGAAAGAAGAATTTGGCAATGTCAAGCTTGACGACCCGCCAATCTCCATTCATCCTTGCTGCGTTTCGCATCCATTGCTGAATGGCAAAAGCCGCCTTTAGAGGCCCTCGTCCATCGATACTTCCGTAGCTGTACTCGTACATAGACTTCAAATAGATAGGCCACAGAACATTGTAGGCTCCGCAGTTTATCACTCGGTCATAGAACGGCAGGCTGCTGATGATGCGCTTCTTGGGGTAGTATTCATAAAATTGGTGAAGTTCGCCAACATGATATTCATGCCATTGAAGCTGATTCACCGAGTTTATCAAATTTTCCTCAAGGTGGTCGGTGTACCTAAGCACACATCCCTGATAACGCCTGTCTTTACTTGCCTTACGGTAACCGTCATACAAATTGTCGAACGTTGCAAACCGCTCGAAAACGTGTCGGTGCTTTTCCAAAAAATCCAACTCCTTGAGGTCGCCGAACAGCGTGCGCCGTACGCTTATAGCGTCGGAACGCAGACTGCGAGGCTAATATTTTTAGGCTGCGAAATGCAACCAAGGGAACCAGCCCCTTTATCACCTCTGCACTGAGAGCAAGCCCTTGAGCTTGCAGTATCTGGCTTGGAGGCAAAGCGGCGCGGAAACCGATATCATCGTCCACGTTGGACCGCGGGTTGTTGCCGTTGAACGAGCCGAGGCCGTTGGAGGGGTTGTTCCAGCTGCAACCAGAAAAGAAAGCGCGTGACGGCTGGTTCCCTATGTTTTCGAGTTGGCCTTGACGGTATTGAGCCAACTCCCCAACAACTTTCCGATTTCGACAAGCTGCTTGCTCCATACCTCGTACTTGTGCATAGAAACAAACCGCAGTCGAAATGCCACACGCAGGTAGTGCTGCAATTTTGTGTTTGCAATGTCCAGTTCCTGCAACGTGGTCTTTTTGAAGTATTTTTTCTGCGCTTCCACAGCCTTTTCAAGCATCACATCCATAACGAGTTTTATGTCGGCTGCCATCGCAAACTTTTCGGATTTTGGGAACTGCTGGAGTACAGGATACGCATATTCCATCATATCCTCGATTTTTTGTAGGGTCGGACCAGTAAAAAGTTCGTCCTGTTTTCCTTCCATGCGGTAGACCTCCTTCCGAACGCGGGTCAGTATAACAGAAAACAGCTTGAAAATCTGCTTTTCGGTGGATTTTACCGAAAAAACAGCAAAATCCACCGATGCAGAAAAAATCAATTTTATAAACGACCCCGCTTCGCGGGGTCGAGGGGAACGTGACTGCGCTACCGCGCAGTCATCAGGTCACAGACGGCAGTTTGCAGTAAGCGGCGCGGAAACCGATATCATCGCCCACGTAGGACCGCGGGTCGCGGCCGTAGAACGAGCCGAGGCCGCTGGAGGGGTTGTTCCAGCCGCAACCAGAAACGAAAGCGCGCTCCTCATCGCTATTGCGGAACCAACAGGTATGACCTGCGCACAGATCGGAGCTGGAATAAGGCATCATACCCAACGCCTGAAGCAGCAGTTTTGCATTTGCGCCAATGTCCGCACTGCAAGTGATGGAGCCAAACGTGCAGCTAGGCCAATCACCATCCGCATTTTTGTGGGTGATGGTCTTGGCCCACTGAAGTTTGCCGCCCACGATGTCAATCTTGACGGAGTTGGCGGTGGTGCCTTTTCCGTCCGGGGTGATAAAGCTACCATCCACGCAGCTGATAGCTTTCCACTCGGTCGAGGTCGGAGACTGGCTGTGTGCGCTGTCTGCGCCGTTATTGTTGACAAGGAACTGGATTTCGCCATACACAGAACGAACTGCGCCCATCCACTCCCATACGTTTCCAGTCAGACCAGAAATACCGCTGGGGCTGTTGTCATGATACCATGTCAGCGGGCCGGTACCAGTTGCGACACGACCAATCTTATCGCCACTCATATAGGTCGGGATAGCCTTATAGAACGATTCACTGTCGTGGCGACCATAGTTGTTGTTGCCTTTCGGAACGAAGCCGGCAGCCTCACACATGCGCTGAATCAAGCCCCACTCCATGCGGGTCATCAGGTGCCAGCCCTCGCCCTTAGCCTCGCAATACTGGCGTGCGTGGTCCATATCCAGCGATGCCGCAGGGTCAACGCCGCCAAGAGAGTATGCGCGGCCATCCTGCACGATGTTCTGGTACTTGGAAATGTAGATTGCGTCCACTTCCTGCCCGTTGACGATGAACGCCGGATGCACGGCGGCGGATTCGCCCATGCCCAGCTGCTTGTAGGTCATCTTCGGGATCTTAACCATGATGGACGGCATACCGGCATTGTCGTAAATCAGTTCATTGCCGGGTGCAAGGCCAGTGACAGCCAGATTGGTCAGGTCAAAATTTGCAGCCATAGTAGTTACCTCCTATCAGTCGATGGCCCACAGGGTCAGGGTCACATTGTCCATGGAAAACGGAATCGGCTCCGCCGGGGTGCTGTTGCCCATGCGGGTGCCACCCTCGGCGTTCTCCTCGCCGTCTGCGGTCACTTCTTCAATGGGCTCCGGCTGGGTGTACCGACGGGCAGGGATATCGATTTCTGCCACATAACTGCGGCCGGCAGCTGCGCCGATGACCAGTTCACCATAGCTGTCGTAGCACACATCGATGTGAACGTCACGATCGTCCTCGCGCTTGGCGAGGTTGATGGTCAGGTCATCATCAAAGCAGATTTTGTTCTTGACGACCTCGTAGGGAATCTTGGTGCCGGAATTTTTTTCGATAACGGTCATTTCAGAGTACCTCCGATTGCGATGTATTTGATGGTAGCAGACTTTGCGGAGCCGTTGTAGGCCAGCTTGAAGCCGTTGACCAGCTTCTCGCTGACCTCAATATCCCCGACCGGGCCATCGGATTTGACCAGTTCGGTCATAACCAGATAGCCGGTGCCGCCCATGTTCTTGCCCAGCGACACGCTCTTTTTGGAGCCGTTGCAGGGATAGGTACGAGCATTGGTCAGGTCCACGCTGCCGGACACGATCTGCCACGAGTTGTCGATAGCGGCCACGGCTTCGTTCAGCTGCCAGCCCTGCTGCCGAACGGTATTGAACATCATGCCTAAAGCGGCATAAATATCCCATACGCCGTTTTCGATGTTGTTGAAGTGCTCCTGATCCTGCGGGGTGCCCTGCTGCATCACCTTGCCAGCAGGGGTAATGGTCCACGTTCCGTCTTTATTGTCGGTGATGATGTACAGACCGGGCTTGTCCGTAACATGGTCACGCCAATCAGTTTTATGATACACGGTCACTCCTCCTTCTTTTTCTCGGTGAACGTGAAGTCAAACCAGTACAGGATACCAGTCTGACCTGTTGAGATTTTGATGTTTACGTCCTCGTGTGCCCAGACCTGATTGTCCGAGTTGAGCAGCTCCACACGATTCACCGTAATCTCGCCCAGCCCGGTGATGGACACTCTGGCGCGGACAGTACCATCAGCCAGAATGTCGATGCCGGAAAGCGGAACGGTGTAGTAGGTCGAGCCGACACGGAAACGCGCACAGGCAATGCGCCGTTTGAGATAGCCCCGCAGGTCTGCGAAGCCAGCCGAATCAATCATGCTGCTACCTCCTTAAAAATTTATTCCCGGTGCGCTGCCGCACACCTTTGCGATGTAGGAAACGCCGAGGCCGGATTCCTCGGCAACAAGCCCTCCGCCTGATGTACCGCCGGATGTGGCGGTTGCCGGATGCAGACCAGCTGTCAGGTCGCCGGATGCCGGGGCCGCGTATGTGCTGCTGCCGTCTGCGGTCTGCACAACAACATACCCAGCATCATCGAAGCCCTGCGTGGCCGTCTCCGGGTAGGTTCCAGCCAGTTTCTCCGGTGCATAGGCTCCACCATTGTCCACTGTCAAAACCTCGATTTCCGAGGCGGCAGTGCGGCCCTGTGTGGCCGTGGCCGGGAACATGCCAGCGTCGAGCTGCCCGGTGCGGGGGTGAGCGTAGCTGCCGCCGAACTCGTCTGTAACGATGATGATGTTCCCAGCGGAGATGCCGCCCTGTGTGGCAGTTTTGGGGAACGTGCCGCATCGCCGCACCGCATACACGATGTAGCCGCTGCTGGTCACGATCTCGATGCCGAAGGCACTCTGATAATACACGCCGTCATTGTGGGAGCGCAGCGACTTGTAGTAGCCGATAGCCCACAGCACCCGGTCTGTGCTGACGTAGGTGACGCCAGAGCCGCCCATGTCCAGCATGACCCGGAAGTGGTACGGCTCGCCGCCATACTGCCACCATTCCTCCAGCCGGGAGCCGGGATAGATAGCCCGGATGCCCCGCAGCACAGCCCCGGCGGTTCCCCGGTGACGATGGATGTAGGGCGCGGACTTGATGGTGCGCCGCTTTGCAGCGAGGTCGTAGTCGTGGTCGTACCAGTCCACGGCAAAGTCCTTTGCCAGAATGTCCAGCAGGTCTTCCGGCAGCTGGTCGATGCGGGTATAGATTTGGCCGAGGTTGATTTCGTCCAACCGCTGCTCCAGCACGTTGGCAATGGAGTGCGCCAGAGCAGCCATTTTGGGGTCTTTCTGGAGCGCAAGCGGGAAGGAATCCATCATCCGCTCGGCGGTCAGGCCGTTATTCATCCTCGTACCCTCCGCTCTTCACAGTGACCGTGCCCACCTTTGCTACCTGCGGCACCTTGTCGGAGGTCAGATCAACGGACGGTTTGCCATCTTCCAGCGGGGTAAAAACGGGCTGTTGCAAGTCCACGCGCTTGATGCCAACTTCCAGCAGCAGATACCGCAGCTTGTCCGGGTTGATATCCCGGCCCATCTTGCCGGACTGCCAGCTGATGTACTGCTGCACAGCCTCGTTTACGCGGGTCTGTGCGTCCGCAGCAGAAATATCTCCATCGCGGGTCAGGTAATAGGTCAGGTCGATGTTGTAGTTCACCACATCAGGATCACCAGAAATGACGTGGTCCGTCAGAGGCCGCACCTCATCGGCAGAGCAAACCGCCACCATCGCTTTCTTGGTTTCGTCCGGGGCAGTGCTGCCATCATCCATGATGGCGTACAGGCAGACAGTGCCGGGGCTTGGGCTGTTTGGCACCACATCGGCGATTTTGGTAGATACGCTCTTCGCGAAATACTTGTAGCTGCCAACAGGCCCTGCGCTGGACCACGCTGCCTGACTATCAAGCAGAAGCTGGTAGAACGTGTCATCGTCCGGGGCATCGCTGCCGTTTGCGCTGGCCGTGACGTTGGAGCAACCAGAATAGTAGTCGTACACATCAACAATGGTGTTGATGTCGCCGACTGCGAAGTCGTTTCCGACAGTGCCGGAGGTCTGACATACCACCGTAACGTCCGTATAGGTCGAGCCGATAGGCACATATTCATCTGCCGCAGTCGCCCAATACAGTGAGGCGTTTGCGTCCGTGACGCGAGTGCCGGAAGGAATGAGGATTGCGCTCTGCCGCGCCTCGCTGATGTTGAAACGCATGGTGCAGGTTGCTGCGGTAGGCTGCGGACGCTGCTGCAAGTAGAACAGCTCCGCCAGCGCATCCAGATTATCACCATCTGCCCGGCTGGGCAGATTCTGGTTGTCAGCGTGGTTGTTGAGGGCACGCTCGTAGATTATCGCGTCCTCAATCCACGAGATGAACAGCCGTTCCGGGCTGCCGGGGCGCACGGATGTGCCAAAAAACTGCTCATACCCCGCACAGAGCAGCGCATCCAGTTCGCCAACGTTGGTGCTGATGAACTGGTGGTCTGCGGTACTACGCATTGATGCTCACCTCCACAACGGGAAGCATCGTTCCGGGGTTGTCCTTGGAGGATTTGAACGTAGTCCCCATATAGGCGGCTCTCGGTTCAAACCGTTCGATGGCTTCCTTGATGGCGGCGCAGAGCATAGGCTGCGCCACGTTTTCCGGGCGGTCAAGAATATCCGAGATGTCGATGCCAAACTCCCGGTAGCCCGGCACGGTGCCTTTCGGCGTGGATAGGATGACGGCGATGTTCTGCAGAACGCTGGCCACAGTATCCTGCTCGCCGAGGGAAATGGCGGTCAGGTCATTTGCCGACACCAGATAATTGCTCATAAAATCGCCTCACTCTCTCGGATATTCCAGTAAAGTGACGCTCGCAGTAATCCATGTCGGAACGCCGAAAGCGTCTGTGTACTTGGTCTTAAATCTCGCGGATTTGATGACCCACCGATAGCTGCCGAAGACTTCATTGCCGAGGACAAACGGCAGCGTCGTGTGATTATCGACATATCCCTTCAGGATCTCGCGCTGCTTGCTTGGAGCCACGCCGAGGTACGCCGAAAGTTCAATATCGAACGTGATGGTGTCTGCATCCGTGCCCGTAAACTCGGCCAAAGCCTTGCCTCCAGCACGCTGGTGGGTGGTGTATCTGGCAGACACACTCTGCACCATGTCCTTGATGGTTTTGACGTAACCATCGAACACGGCAAAGATAATGCCTCCGAGGCATCCAACAATCACGGATAAATCCCTCCCAACACGAAGCCGTCAGCGTTGAAGCACGGCAGGTACAGACAGATCACGATGTCATCAATGGCGGGCACCCACCACACCACATGGGACTTATGCTGGTGGTTTGTGGAGTTGTCCGCGCCCGTGACCTTTTCCTCCTCATCCCAAATCTGGCGGGTGCCGTTCTGGGTGTTGAGGATTTTCAGTTGATACGGAGACGGGTGCGTAAACTGGTGATCGTGCAGCCCCGCTTCCTCGGTGTATACGATAGCCTTGTAGTGCTGCATCACAGGCAGCCAGCCGGAAGTAATCCCGGTGTCCTCGAACTTCACGCGCACAAGGCGTTTTTTCTTGTTCACATCGGTGACTTTCCCGATGCGAACATCGACGTTCACGTTCATCAGTAACCTCCCAGCGTATGACGGCCAGTGACTTGCGTCGTGTACCCGCCGGAGCCGGACACCGTGTGCTTAGACTGCTTCACGATGTACTTGCCATCCCACGGTCCGAACTGGTCAGCGTTGAACGTCAGTCCAGCAACTTTTCCGGGGTCGCCCGGATAGGTAAAACTTATCTGACGCTCATACTTGTTGTAGAGCCGGAGTTTCTTTGCGGCCAGTTCTTTCGCCTCTGCCTTGCTCGTGACCGGGGCGTAGACGTCCAGCCGCTGATTGGTCTTGCTCTTGGCATCGTAGTCCTTAACGTAGGCAACGCCCTCGATGGCCTTGCCATCAGGCCCAACGTAAGATACCCGGCAGGACGCATACTGTGTTCCGGCCTGACCGAGTGAATGACTATACTTGATATAGCTTTTGTCGCCCAGCGTGGTAGTCCACACAGCGTCCTTGCCCTCGTACTCCTGCTGGTCAAAGATGACGATTTTGCCATCAGTGCATTTCAGCGACAGGCCTGCATCGTGGCAAAGCTGCTGCAAAAAGTCGATGTCGGAGCAGCGGTACTGCTCCACACGCTTGTACTCAGGGTCTTTCTTTGCAAGAAACTGAGCCGCCATGCCGTTCTTGGATGCCATTTCATTGGCAATGCCGGACAGCTTGTACTTTTCCCAGCCTTTGCTCTGCTTGGTCTGCCGGATCTGGCTCGTGTAGGGCAGCCCAATGGCCTTGATGGTGATAATGCCGGGCGGTCCAGACGCAACCACGCTGTCCAGTTCAAAGGTTCCGCAGTCCAGTGCTTCATCTTTGCCATCACTGTGCCAGTTGCAGGCGGTGATGGTAGCCCGGATTTTCAAGCTTTCTTCTCCGCTGCCGGAGGAGGAGCCAGAAGAACCGCTGCCAGACTTGCCGGAGATCTCGCTGGCATCCACCCAGCCGTAGACGCGAGATGTGCCATCGGTGTGGATGACGTGGTACGGATGAAGCGCGCCCTGCTTGATGATGGTGATCTTGGCAGGTCCAGCCTTTGGGTTGCCATTTGCCTTTTTATCAGTGGATGCCTTATAGTGCGGACCGCCAAGAAACTGCACCACATCGCCGACCTTGTAGCCATCGGAAGATGCAGCCGATACATCGCCGTCTATCATCTTCTGGAGCCAGTCGTTCATCCAGACACCCTCACGGTCTTGGAGTTTGATTTGCAGGTCATCGCTGGCATCTTCCTCGTTGTCCGTAAAGGACAGGGAGAGCAGGTAAGGAGCGATGCTGCTGGTAATATCCACACCGTCAAACTCCACCGTACACTCGGCATGGCGGGCAGTATTTTCATCGCTCATGTGACCACCTTCTTCCACGGCGGCAGGGTCGAACTGGTCTTGGTTTCGATTTCCGGGAGCGTCAAAACGATTCCGGCAGGAAACTCAAAATAGTTCAGATACTGTGAGTTCGCAGCCATCAGGCGGGGCGCAAGGGCGCAGCTGCCGAGCTGCGTGTATGCCACGCTGTCCCAGCGGTCGCCCTGCACGGTGGTGTAGGTTTTGCTCATGCGTAACCCCTCCTGAAATTATCGGTGTCGTTGTCGCTCACGATTTCCAACACAGCTTCCCGGAGGTCGTCATTCTGGGCGTTCAGGACGCTTCGCAGTTCATCCGTATCTCGCATACCGTAGATGTGGTAAACAGGCGCAACGGTGATGGGAGCCACGCTGCTGGCGTTTGAGCCACCAGATGCAGAGCCGCCGGGCAGCTGCACTTCCGCAACGGAGCGGGTTTCGCCGCCGTTGAAGTAGACCGAATTGCCGCCAGTGACAGTTTCTACATATCGGTTGTACTCCTCACGCAGAGTCTGGGCTTCCTGCTCCTCACGGATGGCATCCCGGACAGCGGACAGGTCAATCGCATTTGTGCTGGTGATCTGTTCCAGCTGCCGCGCCTCGTTGAACGCTGCGCGGGTCTCCGGCGCGGTCAGCACGGTTTCGCCGCCGTTGAAGTAGACCAGCTCCGGGCCGTTCTCGCCAACGATGGCAAAGCCCGGCGCAGCGGATTCCGTACCAACTGCATAACCGGGGATGTTTCCGTTCTTCTGGTCGATGCTGTAACGCCCATTTGCTCCGGCCAGCGCATTAGAGGCAGCGTTCGCCACCTTTTCGTATGCCTCCTTGACACGAGGCATCATGCCCTCCGCGCCGTCGATAAAGCCCTGAATGGTGGACCGTGCGCTCTTCATGGCCTCATCGTTCAAGTCCATATCGGCCACGCTGTCCGCCACGTTCTGCGCAATCTCGTCCATGGCATTGCTCATGCCGGTTTCGAGATCGGCCATGCTCTCGCTGGTGGTTTTCTGCGCCTCCTGCAAGGAACGGTAGTTCTCGACCATCTTTGCGAGGTCGGAATCCGACGCAGCTGCCATGCCGGCGATGGCGTTTACAGAATCCTTGCTGCCATCGGCAAAGCTGGCGATAACGTCGCTCAAACCGTCAATATCGGCAGCGCGTTCGGTTAGGCTTTCGAGGTTCTGGTTGTAGTTGTCCCAGTAGGCGATCTGGCTTTCCAGTGCGGAGTTGATGCTGGACGCAGAGGTTGCGACGACCTTCTCAGCGGTATCCCACAGGTCGTACTGCTTGCTGATGCTGTCATAGGCCGCGTTGTAAGCGTCCGTGTATGCCGAAACGAGCTCCTGAATCTCCGCCTCGGCACTGTTGATAGCATCGGTGACGGCCTGTTCCTGTGCAGCCACATCGTTTGCGCTGTTGGCGGCATCCTGCTGCGCTGCGTTCAGGGAATCGACTGCATCCTTGGCTTCCTGATACTCGGCCTCAGCTGCATCAATGGCTTCCTGATCCTGCTCTACGGCCTCGGTGTAGTTTTCGACTTCACGCCGGGCAGTGACGAGGTCTTCCGAGTAGCCCATGTACTCGGTGCGCAGCTGCTGCACATCCTCGCTCATGGTGCGCCACGGAAGATCCTGAACGGTGCCATAGGTCTGCTTAAACTGCTCGTCCGTCATGCCGAGGGTGGCAAGCAGCTTATCATAAGCAGTAGACATCCCAGCATTGGACTTTTCGACCTTGGCCTGTGCGGTAGCAAGTTTGGTCTCGTTTTCCGCACTTTCGACCAGCACATTGTTGTACTGCTCGTATAAGCCGTTCAGGTATTCCTGTCGGGCTTGCGCCTTTGCATCGGCCACATAAGCGTCTGTATGCTGGCGCAGGGCTTCAGTGCCGCCCTTGATGGAATCCGTTTCAAGGTCGATGTCGTCAGCCAGACTGGGCACCAGAGCGGACAGGCGAGAAAGAGTATCGTGATACTCGGCGTTCCCGGCTGTGTTGCCGTTTGTGGCGGCTTCGATGGCCTCCAACTTGCTGATGTACTGGTCTGCAACACTGGCGGTAGCTTCCATGTTGGAGAGCGCGGCATCGTAGTTGTTGCCGGCTTCCTCCATGCTGTCGCCCATCTCTCGCGCCGCGCTGGTCAATTCCTTAACAGACGGAACGGCATCGTCAGACGATGTGGCAAGCGCAGTAACGAGAGTGACCGTTCCAGCAATCGCCACGGATGCAAGCGTCAGCGGCCCAGCAAGGCCAGCCAGCGAGCCAGTGAACAACGTTGCTGCTGCATGAGCCAGCTTGATGCCAGCAGCCACAGCGGTCAGCGTTCCAACCAAGCCGCCAAGCGTGACCGTTCCGGCGGCAATGCCCTTGACCACGCCGGGGTTTTCCTCGACAAAGCCCTGCATCCAGCCCAGAACCTGCGCGCCAACATCGTACAGACCGGACATGGCAGGGGTCAAATCCTCGCCGATGGCGATTTTCAGGCCGTCAGCGGCGGACTGCATCAGAACCAGCCTGCCGTTCATGTTGTCGAGCATGGTGCCCGCCATCTTGTCGGCAGATCCGGCGCAGTTGTTCAGGGCTTCGGTGTAGTCGGAGAACGACTGCCCGCCCTCGGCGGCGGCCTCGCTGCACCCGGCCATGATGGTTTGCAGCTTGGAATACTGGTTCGTGCCAGCGATGGTCTTGGCAAGGTTGGCCTGCTCTTGGTCGGTCAGGTCGCCCCAGACCCCGGCAATCCCGGTAAGGATGCTGGACAGGGACTGCATATTGCCCTGTGCATCGTAGATGTTCACGCCATAGTTCGCCAGTTCGTCACCGCACTTTTTCGTGTTGGTGGCAAGGCGGGTAAAGATGGCGTTCAGGGCTGTGCCAGCCTCGCCACCCTTAACGCCGGCATTGGCCATGGTAGCCAGAACTGCGGTGGTTTCCTCGACAGAGTAACCGAGGGAGGTTGCGGTGGATGCACACGCCTTGTATGCCTCGCCCAGCTGGATCACATCCGTGTTGGAGTGAGCCATGGCGTAGGCCATCACATCGACAAAATGCGTGGTGTCGGAGGCTTTCAGGCCAAAGGCGGTCAGATAGTCGGTGACAATATCCGATGCCTGCGCCAAGTCCATGTTGGCAGCGGCGGCCAGATTCAGCACCGGGCTGATGCCCTCCAGCATGGACTGGGTGTTCCAGCCCGCCAGAGCCATGTAAGACAAAGCGTCAGCCGATTCGCCAGCCGTGAACTTGGTGGTTGCGCCCATCTCCTTGGCCTTGTCGGACAGGGCTTCCAGTTCATCGCCAGATGCCCCGGACAGGGCTTCGACGTTGCTCATGGATGCCTCAAAATCACCTGCGGTGTTGATGCAGTCCATGTATGCGTCTTTAATTTCGTCAAGGGCTTTTGCGATGCCCGCCGTAGCAAGCACAGATTCGACAGCGTCAATAGCTTCGACAGATTTCTCGCCGAAGCCCTTTGCGCCCTCTCCAGCCTCGTCCATGGTCTTTTTGAGGTCAATCTGCTGGTCTTTCAGCTTATCGACCTCGGTTTCCAGCCGAGTGGTTTCTGCTGTCAGCTGCGTGGTGTCCACGCCAGCTTCCCGCAGAGTGTTCCCGGTGGCAGCCAGCCGCTGCTCATAGGTGTGTAGGGAGGTCGTGGTCTTATCAATCTGCGCCTGCTTGGAAATCAGCTTGTTTTCCAGTGCAGAGGAATAGCCCTCGGTCTCCTGAATCTCTTTCTGGATGTTATCGTACTGCTGCTGCAAGACGGCCAGCCGCTGCTTGGTGGAGTCAACGGCCTGCTGCTGCTTCTGGTACGCGGTTATGTCGGACTGTACCTTGTTCAGTTGCTGGATGCGGTTCTGTGTCTCCACAAGAGCCGACTGTGCAGCCTTGAAGGTGCTGGAGAAGTTGCTGTTCTGTTTGGCGGACAGGTTGAACAGCAACTCCCATTCTTTTCGAGCCACTACTTCGCCTTTCTCGCCTTTTCGCGCTCGGCAACAATGGCATTGTTGGTATCAATCCATTGCCGCAGTTGATACAGAGGCATTGCAAGCCAGTATGGTGCAGGGGTGTTGTTGCCCTGCGCCATCAGAAGGGCTTGCCGCCGCAGCCACTCTCCACCATCATCAGTTACACATCCGACAGCATCAAAAAATTTCTTGCTTTGGTGCGGATGGTGTTGTAGTCCCGAATGCTCATTGCGCCGATAACGTCAACGCCGATGGGTTGCGTACACGCCCGGCAGGCCATCCGAATCAGATAGCCCGCACTCATGCTCGGCACGATAACCGGCTGGCGCAGAGCGGACATTTCAGCCTCGATTGCAAGCGAATCGTTGCCGGTCAGCTTGCCGAAGTCAAACGTCAGGGTGTCGTACTTCTTGCCCTCATACTCAAACGGCTGAATGAGCTTGTGGACGTACACATAAGGGTCAGCGGCAGCTTTGTTCGCAGCGGCGATGGCTGCATCGTACTCCTTATCGCTGATGGTGGTGTTCATAGCGGCTGCTCCTTTCGCAGTTAAAAAATAGGCCGGAGCTGCAAAATGCAGCTCCGGCATAACGATTGGCTCTGATTACTTGCCCAGTGCCTTGCGGACAGCTGCCAGATAATCCGTGCCGTTGATGTAGCAGATGAAGTTCAGCGGGTCCAGTTCGCGGACTTTCTTGCCTTCGAGGTACGTTGCCCAGTAACGAACAGCATACTCACCGGAGCCGTTGGCGGGGGTCGCCGGAGCGATAGTGCCGCTCTTGGTGGACTTCGGAATAACGACAAGAACGTGCTTTTCAGAACGAGCATCAATAGTGCCATTGATGGGATCCTCATACTGAATGGGAACACGCAGATCGATCTGGTGGCGGCGAATCTCGGACAGCTTGATGGACTGTGCCGTAGTGGTGCGAAATTCCAGACCAAGGGTCATTGCTTCGAGATGACCCAAAATAACGGCATCAATGTTGCCGCCGATACCGGCGCCGGAGATGGACTGCGTCAGAAAAGTTACATCAGGCAGTGTAACTTTTGCCATTCCCGCATACTCAATGCTGTCTTCATAGACAGCAAAATTGATAATGCTCTGATCGATTGCCATAGTAGTACCTCCTCTTTAGGACTGGAGTGCGCTGGTCACATAGTCAGCGTCATACTCCAGCACGAAGTCGATTTCCTGCGCCGGAGAGGGCGGGGTCATGTAGACGTGCAGTTTGATTTTGCCCGCCATCAGGCTGGTCAGGGGGTTCTCGCTTTCCAGCATCTCCACGCGGGCGCCCAGCAGGTAGCCTGCGCCAACCAGACCATTCAACCAAACGTTTGCGCTGTCCACAATGGTGTCGATCAGGCGGCGGTTCATCGGCTTGTCCAGCTTAGACCAGAAAGTCTTGATAAGCGTGTTGGAAACATAGTCGAACATCCGGCTGATGGGGATGAAGTAGTCCTTCACGTCAGTGGACTTGGGGTAGCAGCCAGTGTGGTTGCCCCATGCGGTCCAACTGCCCATGAAGTTCAGGAACGTGCAGATGCCAGCGGCATCGACCACGTTTGCCTGATTGTAGGTCAGGTTGATGGCTGCACCGTCATCATCGCACAGGCCGTCGATGTGGACAGTCTTGTTGGAAGGGCTCTCGTAGGGGATGCCGCCATTTTTGGTGTCGGTCTCCGCAAGGCAGCCCGCCATGATGGTAGAGCCGTGGAACTTCTTTTCGCCCAGAGTGCCGTTAGGCCAGCACAGAATGGACTTCTGGTCGTAAGTGCCAGCGTTCTTGGCCTGCACTGCGGCAGTATAGGTCTTTGCAGAAATATCCACCAGAGCCTTGCCAGAGAACATACCGTTGATGGAGCCCGCCTTTGCAGCCAGCGCAGCAGCAACGGTAGCCTCCTTGGAGAAGCCGGGTGCCATAATCAGGTCAGGCACAATGCCGAACATCGTCAGACAAGCCTCGACCTGCTCCACGGCAGCTGCCGCAGCCTCTGCCTCGGCGTTTTCTGCGAGCGGCAGGAAAATGACCGGCTGGCAGGCACACAGCTTGAAGTGATAGTACATCACCTCGCAAACGGTGAACTTTGCCCAGTCGTTGTCATAACCCAACTGTTCCTCCGCTTCGGTGTAGCTGGTGCACAGCACAGGGGTGCCAGCGGTTGCAGCGGTGCCAGTTGCCTTGGACAGCGGCGCCGTACCGACGACAAAGGGGATGCCGCAGGTTGCGGCGTTCGGGGTCGCCACGGCGGTGTCGGCGCGGCTGACGTTAATACCATGATCTGCCATAGTATGTAATCCTCCTTACTTGGATTTGGCGAGCATCCGGGCATACGCAAGGATGGCCTCGCCGCGTGCTTTTGCCTTTTCAGGCGTGGTGTTCAGTTCGGCCACATCGATGATGAAGTCGGCCACGCCGGGATATTTCTCGGTGGCAATCTTCACATCGTCACGATTCACAGCCTCCGCAGCAGCGCAGGGGTAAATCGTGTTCTTCTGGATATAGCCCAGAATGGACGGGCCAACGTAAATGGAAACGCCGAGCTTGCTCTGCGCAGGCTCGGCGTTTACGGTGGTTTCGGCGGGCTGTTCCGCCGCGGTCTTTTTTACCGCCATAATTTAATGTCCTCCGTTTGCTGCACGGTCGGCAGCTTCCAGTAGGTAATCATCTCTCCGGCGTAATACGGTTTGGTTTCCTCGTCGTAAGGAACGCTTTCCAGCTTATGACCGGGAGACAGGTCAAGCGCAAACTGATACTGACGCTTTCCATCGGTGCCAGTGCCGCCTACCTTGCGGACTTTGAGCAATTCCACGCGAAACCGCTCCATCATGTTCAGGAGAGCGAGGTCGCCCTCCTGTTCATCCGGGTTGTAGCAGCAAAAGATAGAGCGCACAGAAACCACCGTGCGCTCCTCGCTGCCGGGCTGCTGCTCCGTTTCCAGCGGAATGACCCGATGGATGATGTACGGAGCTTTCTTCTTGGCTGAACGGCTGTCGGGCAGCCGCATCAGGTAGACTTCCGGGGCACGGTAGGCCTGTTCGGTATCGCCCTGCTGCATAGCTACCGGGAGAATCATGTCAGCCATGATTTTCTCCGTGAATGCTTTCAGCTGCTCAAGCAAAACAACGCTGGTCATATCAGACACCCCATCCGTTCAAAATTCGCGTGATTTCATGCTCAATGCGCTCCTCGTAAGTGGATGCCATTTTCTCCTCGATGGAGTCCATGACATTCTCGTTGGAGTACATCATCTGCGGGGTGGCAGGGCCAAACAGTTCCTTGACCGGGAACCGTTTTTCTCCTTGCCGCTCATAGATGCCATAGTGAGAGCCCATCTTCGCCTCGAAAGCGTGGTCCAGTGCCTGTCTTGCGCCGGACTTCTTCACGCGAGTTACCACGCGGCCGCTGCGGTCCACCTTGGTATCGAAAACTCTAAGAGGGATGACGCTGCCACGGTAGCCGAAGTTGATAGAAACCTCGCCATTGCTGCCCCGCTGGATGTTGTTGATATTCTTTGTGCGGTTGGAAAATTCGCTGCTGCTGATGGCATACTCCTGCGTGACTGCCCGTTTCGCCACCGTTTTTCCGGCGGCAGCGGCGCGGGCCAGCGCAGATCCTACAGCACGATTGGCACCTCCGGGAATTCCGGCGAGGAGGGCAGACACCCGGTCAAATCCTTCCTCTGCAATGTCAACGGTGATGCCAGCAGCTACGCTGTGCATCATGGTGTCCGTTGTCACATCACTCATTCGTCAATCGCCTCCAGTTCCACCCGCAGCATCCCCATCTCGCAGACAGAGGATGCCACATAGTAGTTTCGGACGAATCCATCCTCGTCAATGCCCAGCTTGCAATCCTTCTCAGGCTGCTTTCCGCCGAGGGCCGCAATATCGCAGTGCAGTACCCGGCTGACCCGGTACAGACCCTGCGCATGGTCGCTGATGGCCTGGCGTACACGTTTCTTTTCAGAGAAGCCTGTCAAAACCAGAGGAACGTCAGGGTATTCCTCTCCATCATAGTAGACCGTGTGCGTTTCGGCGAACTCATCCAGATTCAGAAAGACGCTGTTCAGGTCTTCCTGCACAGCGTCTTTAAAGGCACTCACGCCGTGGGCATCGCAGCTGCCAGTTCAGGACCGTCGGTGCACTCGTCACCGGGCGCAACGTCCTCGGCGCAGATAGCCTGAATGAGTGCGTCCTTGGTCTTGAGCTGCTTGGTGTCGATGCCCATATCCGCGGCCAGCTTTTTCAGGTTGACAACGGTCATATCGTGCAGCTGGTCGGGGTCGAGGTGCGCCGTCTCAGAGCCGTTCTGTGAGGCTTCGGCTGCGGGGGTGTCGTTACTTTCCGCAGCTGCCGGAGCCTCCGCAGGGGCGGTTTCCGGGGCGGTGGGCGCAGAAAACGCGAATTTCGCCACACCCAGCCCGATAAGGCGGGCTGCTTCGGCATCGCTGACCTCGCACCGCTCGCCATGCGCAACAGTGTGAACGCCAGTCTTGGTGGGGCAGCCGTAGCCACCGCAAAGAATTTCAACAATCATCGGTGTACTCCTTTCAGGTCGGACTTAGCCGACCATGTTCTTGGCGCGAATCCACGGAATGTAGTTCTTGGGTGCAGCCAGAGGACGAGACTTCAGGGCGGTCTTGCGAGTGTCGTTTTCCTGATCGATGCTGAACTTCGGAACACGGCGGCCAGAAATGGTGGACTGGATGGTGTCGCCGTAGTTGATCTGAGTGATAGCACCATACATCAGATGGCCGCAGCCGGGAGCCGTAATCACGGCATCGGTCTTGGGGAAGTAACTCTGCTCCTTGTCGGTGGAATCCACATAGGTTTCATCAACAGAAATCAGATTCAACTTGTAGCCGCGGAAGTTGAGGGTGCCACCGTAGACAACACCGTCGTATGCGCTCAGCTGCTGCTCAATCTGGCCGATGATGATGCCGGAATTCTTATCCAGCAGACGCTGAACCTTTTCGAGATTCATCACTGCGTCATAAACATCAGCACCCAGCAGCAGGTCGGCAGCGCGCAGACCACGCTTGGACAGCAGCCGGCACATAGCCGGAACGTCGCCAAAGAAATTGCCACCTTCCTCGTTCCACTTGTGGGCGGCAGTGTAGATGTGGTCGTTCTCGTGGCCGGGATTGTAGAAATTCACGACCTTTGCCTCGCCCTTGGTCACGTTGTCGATCATCTCCTGCATGACGCATCCGTTGTCCAGCATGGTCTGTGCGCACATCCACTCCTCGGTGCGGGTGATACGGCCATCCATGTCAGCCAGATCGTTCTGGACCAGTTTTGCTGCACGCTGAGCAGGGGTGCTGTTGGCATAGATGGCCTCGCCGAAGCCACGCTTCGTCAGGTCATCAGAGGTCAGAGGACGGCTCACACCGATGGACGAAGGCTCAAACTCGTGGACCTCGTAGCCCATGCGCTCCATCGGAATTGCGCCGACACGAGGCGACACAAAGGCTGCTATCTTGCGGTCGCCGTCCATGTACTCGGTCAGCACCTTGTTGGAGCTGAAGATGTCGCCCTCCTCCGTGGGAAAGTAGCGGTCACGAAAAAAAGTCTGCTTGGGCACAATGCGCTTCTGCACGGCCATCAGGGTATAGGTGTCAAAGAAATTCAGTTCAGCAGGCATTGTTATATCCTCCTTACAGTGCGGGTGCAGCGGCCTTGAAGACGATGCCACCGTTGCGCAGGGCATCCTTGTCGGCCTCGGTCATGGTGTAACTGTCGGCCACGGTAACCCTGTTGGAGTTGAAGCAGCCCATCAGGTACACCGGGGCAATCACATCGTCAGTGGTACCAACGGCCACGTCATCACACAGGATGCAGTAAGCGGTAAGCACCTCATTACTGGCAGCAGCGGTGCCCAGCACGACCAGCTTGTTATCGCCAGCAGTGCCGCCGGACTTAGCCAGAACGGTGCCGCGCTTGATGGTATCGGCCTTGGACAGCTTGCGGATGGTGCCGCCGCTGACAACCAGCTTGGGGTTGATGTCGGCAATCAGGCCATCAAATTCCATGGTGCCGAGAGATTTGCTCAGTTCGCTCATAGTAGTGATCCTCCTCACTTCTTGTCATCGTCGAGCAGTTCGGCGACGGCTGCTTCGGCAGCAGCCATGCGCTCGGCCTGCGTCTTGTGCACATTGCCCTTTGCATCGGGCAGAGATTCCGGGCTGCCAGATGCAGACGCGCCCGGAACAGCTTCCACACTCTGTGCACCAGATGCGGCGTTGTCCGCCGCCAGATTCTTCAGGAATTCGTGACCCTGCGCAGCAGCAGCCTTGGCGGCGCGGAATGCCAGCTCGCGAGCATCGCAAGCGGTCTTGCCGTACTTAGCCTCCTGCACCAGAGCGGGGTCAAACAGACTTGCCACCGAATCGATTTCGGCCAGACGGTTGCGCTCCGCGCTCACGGCTGCGTCAACTGCGGCCTGCGGGTTTTCCGCTGCGGGGGTTGCAGTGGTGGGATTTGCATTGTTTGCCATAGTGGATTGTCCTCCTTCGTTGGACTGGGCGGCGGGTGCCGCCGGTGTATTTGCAGCAGCGGCAGCAGGTGCAGCCGCTTTAGCCATAGGGATGTTGTCGGGCAGCTTTACGCCGGGCATCAGGCGCAGGGCGTGGCCCTTTGCGTAGATGGTCTGGCGGTCTGCGCTTGCGGAAATTGCCACGGGCTCGGCATCGTCCAGCAGCTCATTGGCAAAGCCTTTTTCGATGGCCTCCTTGCCCGTCATATAGGTGGTGTCGCCCATCATGTGCAGCAGCACGGTTTCAGACAGGCCAGTCTTCCGCTTGTAGATGGCGACTTGGCTCTTATCCCATGCATCATTGGCTTCCGCAGCCTTGCGAAGCTCGTCAGCATTGAGCGCGCCTCGAATGGGAGTCCAGCACTTGTGAATCATCACAAGGCTGGAAGGATTCACCTTTACCGTATCGCAGGCGCACATGATAAGACTGCCGCCAGACATGGCCACGCCGTCCACAATGCAGGTCAGCTTCGTGCCCTTGGCGGCCAGTTCGCGCAGCCTGTTGTGAATCAGGATGGAAACGCCCGCATCGCCGCCCAGACTGTCCATGCGGATGATGATCTGCGGGCAGTTTTCGACCTGCTGAAAGTCCGACAGGAACTCGCTCTCGATGATGTACTGTCCCGGAATCGGCTCGTCAGTCCACCAGTCGATGGGCTGCGTTTCCACGATTTCGCCGTACATAGTAATATCCGCGGTCTGGCCGTCAGTGCTGGCCATTGCATAACAAGGCCGCAGGATATTCACCTGCGGGCAGTTATTCGGTTTGGGCATTTTGTGTACCTCCCTGTGTTGTGATGCTGGCGGTGGTTTCGATTGCGCCCTCACTGCCAGCTGCTTTCAGCAGCTCATTTTCACGAGCGAGCTGTTCGGCGTTTTCGGTCCAGTCGCCGCCGCCCATCTCAAGGGTGACCTGTTCGTGGGTCTTAAAGGCGTGGTGCGTCTGGAGAATGGCTGCATTGACTTCCTTGGCGGGGTCAAGACTGCCCTGCACAGGGCCAATCCAGCGGGCGCCGCTCCATGCAGCACGGAGCAGCGGGTCATCAAAAAAGCCCGGAGCGATTACTCGCCCACGGGCTACGGCCTCCGCCAGCCAGATTTCATACGCCGGCTGGCAGAAGCTGTCCACCAGCCATGTGCGGCGCATCTTGAACGCCTCCCATGCTTCCAGCAGGGCAGCGCGGCTTGCCGAATAACTGGCATTGAACTCTTTCAGCAGCAGTTCATACGGCATCTCGATGGCTCCACCCATCAGCTTGCACATCGTCCGAACGAACGTATCAAAGCCCGCAGTCGGGAGATTCGGATTTCCAAACTTGACATCCTCGTCTTGGCCGAGGTGAAAAACCTGACCGGGCCCCATCTCATATTCGGAATCACTGTGGCTGACATTGCTGGCCTGTGGATTATCCACAGGAACACCGCCGAGGTCACCGCTTCCAGTTTCGCTGAACGGAATGCCGCTCTTGGACGTGTTGGTGACAATCCACGCCGTGAAGTAGCTCTGGACCAGTGCTGCAATCAGTTCCGATTCGGTGTATCTGCGCAGCTGGAGCAGCGGTTCGATGATGGGCGCAATGAGCGGAACACCGCGGTACTGGTCCGGGCGTTCCGATTCCATGATGTGCAGGATCTGGGGTAGCCCGGTAGTTGCGCCGACGGCCTCTACCCGCTGCCATGTGGTCGTATCGCCCTTCCATTCGTGCGGGTAGGTGTTTCGCACCCAGTAGGCCACGATTGCACCGCTGCTGTCTACTTCCACGCCGTCATAGATTTTGTTTCCGTTGCCGGGGTTCTTGCCCTCGGTGTAGCCCAGACCATCCAGCAGGCCGCCGCACTTGTCCGGGGTGGACACTCGGTCGGCCTCTACCAGATGCAGCCGCAGGCCATAGGGATGCAGCTTGTCCGGGTTGCGGATTTTCACCACGGCGAACACATCGCCGCTCATGAGCCAGCTTTTCAAGGCCAGCTGCTGCAAGCCGTAGAAGTTGTTCAGCCCCATGGCATCGCAGCTGCGGCGGTTCTCCGCCCACAGCCGGAACTCAGCCTCGGTCTTGGTCTGCCATTCTTTGGCCGCCTCCGGGGAAAGCCCCAACACATCCCGGTCAATGGTTGCTTTCAGGTTCAGGCCAGTGCCGACCACCTTTGTGCGGTTGGTGTTGATGGCACTCGTGGCAATCGGTGCGCTCATGTAGAGCATCCGGCTGCGCTGCCGCAGGGTGTCGGCGTTGTCGTGTATATCGCTGCTCGGCGAGTTGCTGTTGGGGAAGAATGCCCGCAGCGCGCGCCGCTTGTAGGATGCGCCCGCTTCGCTGTATCCGCTGGCTTGCGGTACAGCAGTGACGCGGTATCTGACGCTCAAAAGTAATCGCCTCCGTAAATTTCAAACTAAGCGGGCTGGCTGGGGAAAGGAGTAAAAAGCAGCCAGTCCGCGGCAAAAGCCCAGATGGGCTGTCACCCTAAAAAATCACCAATCGCGCGGAATAACGGCAAATGCCTTGCGGGCACTCTGACCGTTCAGCAGCGCAGTCAGTTCATCGACTTTTCCCTCGGCATCCTTGATTTCATCGCTCAATTTGCCGAGGTCGAGGCGTGTAAGTTCCCGGTCATCAAGACGGTAGCTTTTCACGCCGCCGGAAAGCAGCTTGTTGTAGGCCAAATACAGGTTGTCAAGCCGCTGCGTGTGGAACTCCAGCCGCTTTTTGATGGTCACGGTATCCATACCTCACACCTCACCAGTCATCTAAAAGTTTCTCCCGCTTCCTGCCGGTTGGCTGGGAGCGGGAGATGGGTTGTTGAATATTTACCGCCGCCGGGGTATCGACTGCCTTGCCACGCAGCTGTTTCAGCCTGCGGTCAATGGCATCGAGGTCTTTCGGCAGCACCTTGAAAGCCGCCAGAGCGTAGTTTCTACAGTCCAGCGGCTCGTTGCGCTCATGGCCGGAGATTTTCTCCCACTGCCACGGATTGCGGTGGCCATCCTTGTAAACCAAATGCTCAGACAACAAGCCATTGAAATAGCCGAGACCGTAATCATCCCGGCGCGGGAAGTGGCAGTACCGGGCACCCGGCTCCTGTACTTTCAGGTCGTCCATGATGATTTGTTTGCCGGAGTCAACGCCCAACTGGTACTGCCAGCACATCCCGATGTAGCGGTTCTGCACCGTGATTTTTTGCTGCTTCGGCGGGCCAGTGAACGGCCTGTCAGAGCCGGGAAAGCCCTTGATGCAGAAAACCTTTTTCCCTATGCGGTCATGGCACCGCTGGCGTATTTCTTGGGTGAAATGACCGCCCTCGTCCACAAATTTGATGGACACAGGCAGTTCCACGCCATCAGCAAATTTCAGCTTGCGGTCAAACACCAGTTCGTCCAGCTGCTGCCAGACTTCATCGCTGTCAGGTCTGCCGCTGACGATGCCCTTTTCGATGCCCCATGTTTCCCCGAAGTGGCCGAAGCCCACGATCTCGTACTCCATGCGGTCATCCTGCGTGTCAACGCCAGCAGTCAGCACCAGAACACCCTCTGGCAGTTCTGCGGGATATTCCTCCCTGCGGCCCAGCATGGTATCCTCGTCCTGCACATCGCCACGGTCTTCCCACAGCAGCCCAAGGCGGGTGTTGTAGACAACCTGCATCTTCTTGGTATCGCCCAAGGCGGACAGGTATTTCAGCACGGTGTCTTTCCATGCCGCCCATTGGCTGACAAAGCTGTTCAGCCAGAAGCTGCGGATGCCGTTCTCATAGGCTGCCGGGTTTTCGGCCTGCCAGTGAGCGGGTGCCCGCTTCATGGTCACCTCGTCCGAAATGCAGCCGCACTCCGGGCAGAGATACCACACGTCCTTGACCTTGTAGGTTTTCTCGCCGTGGGTCTCAATGGTGTCGTAATCGTACCGAATATCTTCCCAGCGCAGTTCGTGGAAGCCCTTGCAGTGCGGACACTGGGATACCCAGCGTTCCATCGTGCCCTTGACGTAGGACTTGGCGATGGCACTGTGCCCCTTGATGGTGGGGGTACTGACCTCCACCGCCTTCGAATTATAGAACGTGGTCTGTCTGGCCATTGCTAGTTCCCAAGGGTCGCCCTCAGTGCCGGCACTCGTAGCCCAGCGGTCACGTTCATCGCCCAGCACATAGCGGATGGGCTTCGACGCCAGAGCGTGCGCCTCGGTGGAGCCGCACATGGTCAGGATGCCGCCGGGGTAGCTCTTTTGCAGAATGGTGTTTCCGCTGTCCCGTCGTTTGCTCTCCACGACCTTGGCTCGCAACGTAGGACAATCTCGTATCATGGGAGCGATACGCAGTTTGCTGTACTCCTTGGCATCCGTCATCTGCGGATGGATGAATAGGATGGAGCCGGGGTCAACGTCAATCGTTCTGCCAACAATATTGTTCTCAAGCTCACTCTTGCCGACCTGCGAGGACGCTACGACAACGATGTGATGGACGCGAGGGTCAGAGTATGCGTCCATAATTTCCACCAGATAGGGCGTTCTGCTGTTGCGCCAGCGGCCTTGTTCAGCAGACGCTTCCGGGGACAGGACGCGGTTTTGTGCTGCCCACTCGCTGACCGTCACGTTGGGCGGCTGGCGAATAGCTGCCACCAGTTTCGACACCAGAGCATTCAGGCGGTCTACTGCGGCGTTGTCACTCATCCTCGTCACCGCCCAGTTTTTCAGTCCAAGACCGTCGTTCCCTGACGCGAGCCTCATACTTGGCCGGGTCATACCTGAACATGGCTATCTCTTCGGAAATCTGGTTCACCTCGCTGCGCATATACTCTGCAACCTCGGCAGGGTCAGACAGAGCAGCGGCATTGATGGCCACTCGGCTGGGCAACGCCATCAGCGCACCCCGGATGGTGTAGATAAGTTCGGAGGTCATGGCTGCCACATCCTCGCTGCGGTGCATCTGCCCGGACAATTCCTTGGCTTCTGCCTGCGCGATTTTGGCTTTGCTGGTCTTGAGCGTGGCCTCTGCCTTAGCCTTGACCCGCTCAATCTTCTTGGCTTCCTCCGCCTCTTCCTTGGTCAAACCACCGCGGGAGACGCTGCCGATGTAGGCTTGCACGGCATCAGCGAGAATGTACTTTCCGGGGGATGAACTCGTTACCACCCCGTCTTGTGTAAGCTGCCTCACTCTGCGTGCGGTAAGGCCTAGAACGGATGCCAGCTGCGTGGTTGTTACTTCCTTATCTGCAAGGATTTCTTTTTTTGCCACAAACTGTCCTCCTTTCCGGCATTACTTTATATTGGGATTGTGGTCAGATTCTTCAAAAAGCGGAAACGAAATGGTCGATTTTTTCCTCGTTGTATAAGCGCATTCCGGGGTCGACGAGCCCGCTCATGGTAGGGTACCCCCGTCACAGTACCTTTTCAGCACCGAACGGCTGCTCCTGCCCGCTGTCGGGCGGGTGGAGCGCAGCTTCAACCATTGCAGGGTCATACACGAAGGTGAACTCCATGTCCTGCACAGGTACAGGCTTATTAACGTAGATGTCTACGACAGGCATTGTGATACGCTCCTCTCTCAGATGCTGCGGATGACCTTGGCCTTGGAGTATGTCGGATGGTCTTTGGTCATCATGTTCAGGAACTCGTCTTTGGTGAAGCCGGACAGACGGAAGATCTCTTCGGGCTTCATGCCCAGCTGCTTGCCGATCTCGTCCACGGTCTTGTCCTCGTCCATAAGCTTCTTCACGATGGCTTTCATGGGTTCGAGCAGATGTGTGCCGCGGGCGCGGTTGTGGGTGATGGTGCCGTATACATCGGCACTCTCGTCACCGTGATGGTCTACGACTACGACAGGCACCTTGCCGCCCAGCAGTGACAGCAGCGGTTCACGGCCTGATACCGTCCAGCGGTGGAAGCCGTCAATGATGGTTCCGTCCGGGCGTACCACGATGGGCAGCGTCCAGCCGTTGGTCAGGATGGACTGAACCAGCAGCTTCAGGTTCTCCTCACTGACCTTGTTGGGGTTGTAGTCGTTGGCGTGGATGGTGTTGCGGTCTACCCACTGGAGGGATGCCAGCGGTGCGAATACGTCAATGTTTTCCATGGTTCTGCTCCTCCTTGATGCGGGCGTTGTGGTCGTTGTAGATGGTGGTCCAGAGGATGCGCAGGATACGCATCTTGGGATCTCCGTACAGCAGCCCCTCATACATGGTCTTGTAGTGCTTCTGTTCAGCGATACCATAGGTCTTTATGAACAGGCCTCGCCAGTGGTCGATGTGGGATAAGGTGTCCTTGGCGATAGTGTACCGCTCCGGGTGGAGGAACAGCAGGTCTTTGCAGAGGGCTTTATAATCCTTCTGTTCGGTATCTGCTTCCAGCTCGCGCCGCTTGCGGGTGCTGCGCCGGAACATCTCGGAATCCCAGTAAAGCAGAACGAGGTAGGCGTTTGGCTCTCGCCGCTGGATACGCTCCCACAGGTCGTTGTCGGTTTCTGCAACCCACCGCAGGCCTTGTGTGCTGGTATCTCCAAAGAAAGCACAAAGCCGGAGTGCATTTTTATGCACACCAGCTTCGTACAAACGCATATAGATTTCAGGGAATTCAAGGTTTCGCTCTTTGATGTACAGCCAAACATCGGAATCAGCCCAATCGTAGATGGGATAGAACTTGCCGCCTTTTGTGATACGCTCCATCTTGGTGTTGGCGATGCACTTAAAGCGGGTCAGACTTTCTGCCGTGCGCAGGCCGACCAGCTGAATGCCGTCGCGGAACGCCTTTTCGCAGAACGTCTGGTAGTTCATCTCTCCGGGGTGGTGCAGGTATGGGCTGTACCTGATGGCAAAATCGGGCGGGGTACGCATCCACACATCTTCTTTGCCCGGCTCCCATGTTATCCACGATTCTGACGCGGAAAGGTGGTCTATCACGCACACCTGCTTGAACGGCAAGCAAAACCACAGGAATTTCGCGCCGACCGACAGGAAGTTGCGCCGCCAGCGGTGCGCTGCATCGACCATGGAGGGGTAAAGCCCTTCTTCGTCAATGAATGTCACCGTCAGCTGCTTGGGGTCGAGTTCGCCGGAGAGAATCATCTCATACACGAGGTTGGCCATGCACAGGCTGTCCTTGCCGGAGGAAAACGACAGATAGATTTTGCAGCCGTTCGCGAACACATTGCGGATACGGATTTTCGCCGCTTGCAGCACGTTCATGCTGCTTTCCACTACTTTCACAGGCATATCAGTTCACCACACTTCGGGCAACGGATGCACCTGTGCTGCTCCACGCCGCCGTCCGCCTCTGGAGCAGCTGTTTGCGGTTCAGAAGGTGTAGACACCTCCAGCACTGTGGAGGGCTGCTGCGGGGCAGCGGAGACGGTAGGAGCAGGCTGCGGGGCGGGAGCCACCGGGTAGGTCGGTGTTTCGGCATACGGAACGTGTTCCTCTGCCTGATGGCGGCTGATGGGTGCGATCTCGTTTTCCGGGAAATCGCCGTAGGAGCTGATTACTTCATCAGCTTCATCCGTGGTGCTGTTCAGCATTTCCAGCAGGTCAGCATCCCAGCCCGGAACGTCCACATCGCCGTCCAGTTCCTTGACCAGTTCTTCGATGGCATCCACATCGGTAAAGCCGAGTTCGTAGACCTTGTTGTCGGCCATCATCAGCTTTTTCTTCTGCACATCGGTTAGCCCGGCCATCACATAACAGTCGCAGGTTTCCCGACCCATGCGGAGCAGGGCTTCGTACAGGCCGTTGCCGGCAATGATTTCGCCATCCTCGGCAACGACCAGCGGCTTCACCTGACCGAACATCTCAATGCTACGGATGTACTCGGTGATTTGCTTGTCGGAGTGCCGGCGGATGTTGTGGGTAGGCTTATGCAGCTCTGCCAGCTTCTTTACCGTGATGTTCATCGTGCGGCCTCCTTCCTGTCAGAAACGAGGTCCAGAACGATGGAGAACAGGACGGCGGCTACGACAACGTAGATGCGGATCGTGCTCATCAGCTGCCAGATGCCCATAACGCCAAGCGGAATCAGGATCTGCCACGAGGCCACGGTGAGAACGTCCAGTGCAAAGCCAAACTTCTTGCCGAAAACCAGATATTCGCAGTAGAGATAGGTAGACAGCGAGGAAATGGCGATGACCGTAATCAAGATAGCTTTCATTACGTTCAGCACCGGGCTGAAGCGCACCCACGTGAGCAGCGCAGCCAGCACCATGTAGATGCCAAACATCACGCCCGCCAGCACGAAGGCCTTTTTCATGTTGCCGTGCTTGGTGCCGTCCGTATTTTCATCGTTGTACTCAAACAGCGAATAGTAATACGGACAAGCAAATGGGCCGGGCAGCAGAAGTAAGCCGTTGTACACGCCAGCCTTAATACCAGCGGCGTTTACACCGGTGTCGATGACGGCGAACGTGCCGCCAGTGTACACCAGAGCAGCAGCCACTACTACGGCCAGCAGGCCATAAACGACCACCCATGAAAAGCCATCGGATAGCACGTTGCGAATCATGCCATCTTTGAGCAACATAATCAGGAACGCCACACAGGTGACGTACACGATAATCATGCCGCCCTTGGTTCCAATGGGTGTATCGCCAAAGATCTCGTAGATGCCGCTCATCTGCGTCCACGTCTGAAACAGCGTCAGCAGACCGATGAAGTAGAACATCACCTTACTCTGCATGATGCGCCGAATGGACGGAACACGGTCAGCGAACAAGCCGAACGTGATACATGCCAGAGAATTGAACACCGCCCAGATGATTGCCGGAACTGCTCCGTATCGCAATGCAATGGTGCGGAAGTTCATCAAGCTGCCTACTCCTGCCCACGATGCTACGATGGAGCAGGCGTAGAAAATAGTGGGACTTGCCTTGAATTTCGCCTTGATTTTCTGATACATGGAAAAATCTCCTTCTTTGCGGCTGGGCACGGCGAAATGTCCAGCTTGCAGCACCTCGGCTTTTCGGGGTGCTGCGGTAATGCCACACGCAAAGGAGAGAAGCGTGCGGCTCGGAATCCTCCTTTCAGGTATAAAAATAGCGGCACCCGCCATTTCTGGCAGGCACCGCTTGGCTTGATTCGGATTTTGCATCCTAATCATATCACCGGGAGCATCCGTTGTCATCTGAATCCATATCAAAGCGTTGCTGGTCGTTGCCGCTCGTTGACTTTCGTTCTTCTTCGTTGCTGGTCGTTCTTGTTTATTGCACGGCATTACGCGCCGTGTGAAGCCGTCCTGCACCGTCCATCACCGTGTGAAACAATCTGCATTGATTTTTGATATTTTCAGTTTGAATTTAACTTTTGGCAGCCAAAATGTAAAACTCATTTCTATATTTGGCCGTATTTTACGAAAATTTGAGGTTGAATTTGAGTTTTCGGGCAAAAATAAAAAGCCCCGCAAATGCAGGGCTTATCGGTCAATGTGATTCGAGGTAGTTGTAGGCCATCCGGCTGACCCCGGCTTCCGTGTAGCACTTTCCGAGTGCTCCGGCAACTTCTGCCCACGAGTAGCAGCGGACAAACCGCAGCCGGAAGATCAGATAAAGCCGGGCATCCATGATGCTCTTGCAGTACGCCTCGACCTTGGGCTTTTCTTCCGCTGCCTGTTCCTCCAACCAGCGGACACGTTCATCCATGTCAGCCAGTTCCACAGCCAGATCCGCCACCTTGTCCCGAACACCGGGCGTATGTGGCATACCCGTCAGCTGTGGGGAGGCAGGATTGATTTTCTGCCGAAGATTCTCCAAGGCTTCACGGTCTTTTTCGAGGGTCATCTGAATGTCATAATACTTGGACAATTCCTGTAATGTCACAGCCTACCTCCGTCATAATTCAGCTGCCGTTTTGCAACGGTGCTTCTGTTATTTTATCACATTTTGCCGTTGGAAGATAGACGGGAAAACCAGAAATTATGTGGTCCGCTCCAATTTTGCACAATCCCGGCACCTTATAGATCTGGCCGTGCGAATCGATGCGCCGGATGGGCGGGTTAAGGGGTATGTAATTCTCACAAGACAGGCAGCTCATTCTTCCACCTTCTCGATTTTCGGGTACGGCTCTCTGCCCAGCGGAACAGGCCCGTGGGAGCGATATGTGGTGCCGGGTG